CGCTTACACCCAGGTTATTGTAACCTAAAAGAAGACTTAGTAGCACGTATGGCTTAGTCTGTATCCATTATATTCGGTATTGCGTGTGTTTGGTTTTCCATCCGCACCAATGAAATTACTTTGTAAAGTTTGTAGACCTTTTTCAAACAGATCAGAGTCAGATATTCTGGGTACGTTTGTGACAAACAGTGACGTATCAGAAGTTTGTACTAACTCTAACATGTGTTGTAGCACGAGATATTTACATTTCGTTACTTCATGTCCTTTGCTATAATACACATATGTATCCAAGTTAGGGATATTGCATAATTGACGGTAGTCACCCGCCATTCACGCGTCATATATAGTGTACTCTTTCACTTCACATTGATCTCAACTCATTGGGCCATCAGGTATAGTTTCATCTGGTAAGCCTAAATACTTCTCTAATCTTTCTGATAAAGCAAAGACTAGGGGATGAGAAGGGAGAATTGAGTATCCTTTAATGACTTTATCTTCGCGATCACGTTTTATACCTGGTTTAGTGAGTTTTCTAAGTTTGTTCTTGGGAACCAAACTAATTAATCCAGCTTTCGCCCAAAAGATGTTATCCCTGGCTTTTGCTAAATAATATTTTTGCTCATTGTCAGATAGTTGATTATAATGATCAGCCCATGAGCCTGGTTCTACCTCCTTAAATAAGGGAGCGTTCTCAGTAATGGACTCTGGCAAAGAAAGCAGATCGCGCATTACAGATCTATTCTTTTTGAATAGCGAATCTTGTAATAACGAATTAAAACACGGGACGAGAAAACAATCACTGTATTTTCTTTCTCTCAAGATCCGTACTAGTTCCAGAATTTGCTCAGGATATTTATTTATATCTTTCAGTAAATATACTGGTAAACCAGTTATTTCACCTTTTGGTGTAAATAAACGTTTAGCAAACTCTACATAACCAGAATTAGAGCTGGTGCACTTTGCTTTTGATATTTGGACACCTAAGTCTTCAAGTACTTTTTGATAAAATTGATAGGCTTTCTTACAGCTATCACCGGAGTCATCACCAAGTACTGCGTACTTGTATTTCTTTAAAGCTAATTTGTATGAAACGAACTCCTTTGTAACATGATGAGCATAAGTACTTATTGCTCATGATGAAAGGATTCCCATGGGATTTCCGCAGTTGTAAGTTATACTGCTCCCGTTCATTGGGAATTGTCTTTTCATTATAGCTATCCAGTGTTTCGCCTTTACACTACCGTATTTTACCTTTATGATCTCATGTAACACTTCAATGGGATAGCGGTCAGTAAATGCTGACATATCAGATCCATGAACAGAGTCACCAAGACTACTTATTTTCTCAGGTATCAAATTTTGTTGGAATGTCAAATCGTTGTGAAGGTTTCTTAAAGCTTTTAGGAATGTCCGATGTATACCCGAAAGGGCAACATTAGACCATCAATCAGCAATTGCTACTACACGAGTCTTTAAGGCTCGGTCACTTAAAAACACTATTTTCGAGTGTTTGAAATTCCCTCTTAAATGAGGTTGTACGTCCATCCGTAACCATCAAAGGTTGGAATGCTTAATCATTTGTGACACGTGGTAATATAAAATAGGATCTTTACGCAAGGCGTTCACGTCTTCGACACAAGTTATTGTCGCGGGACCATTCGGTCCTGCTTTGTTTGACAATATCAGGCTAGAATCGACTAAGTCTGGTAATCTCTTTACGAGAATACTTTTGTTTCTGATGAATTTCAACAACTCACTTAACACCTCAGGAATCGCAGTGCTAGTATTTGTTATAGTATCTGTATTAGTAT